CACCCAGGCCTTCGACCTCACCACCTTCACCGGATGGCAGCCCGGTTGGAGCCGCATCACCAGCATCGAACACCCGACCGGGAACATTCCCCGCACCACCCTCGACAGCCAGGACTACCACGTCGAGGACGACGAGAACACCCTCGAGCTCGAGGAGCCGCCCGCCGACGGCACCGACAACATCAAGGTCCGGTTTACAGGGACCTGGGCCTTCCCCGACGACGACCCGACGGACGACGACCCGGCCATCCCCGAGGTTTACGCCCACGCCATCGCGGACCTCGCAGCGAGCCGCACCATCCGAGGGAAGGCCGTCGAGTTCGCCCGGCAGCAGTCCACGAGCGTCGCCGGCGACCTCTTCCAGCGGGACGCCGGCCCCCTCTTCCAGGCGGCCGACGCCCTCAAGACCAACTACGAGCAGACCGTCCTCGGCCGGCCAGCCGACGAGAACACGGCGAGCCCCGTCGCCATGGCCGTCGCCGACGTTGACGTCTTCCCCGCCTCGGTATTCCACCGGCGGGAGGACTACATCCGCGAGGAGGACTACAGCTAGATGAAACACCCGACGCCGCTGCAGGCGGACTAGCCTCAACACCCGGAGCCGACAGGAACAGGAGCCCCCAGTGCAGACAGACCGAGCGAAAACCATCGACAAGGTGACGGCACGCCTCACCCGAGGCCGCCAGCCCGAGGAGCGGGTCCGACACACCGGCCTCGTCGTCGCCCGCCTCTTCGGACCGGACGGAGCCCTCAAATACGAGGAGCAGGGCCGCAACCTCGTCACGAACTACGGCGACGAATTCCTCGCCACCCGCGCCTACGACGACACCGTGGACATCGTGACCGGCATGAAGCTGGGCACCGGCACCACGGCCGTCACCAAGGCCGACAACATCGAGACCTACATCACCGGCAGCAACGAGGCCCTCGACGCCGCCGCCACCGACTCGGACCTGGGAGCCGGCAGCGGCCACCGGGTGATCTACGTCTGCACGTGGGTCGCCGGCGACGTCACCAACGGCGCCATCGGCGAGGTGGTCCTGACCAACCAGACGGCCCTGGCGGACAACGCCGGAGCGGCCACCGACAAGGTCGCCCGCTACGTTTTCGCCTCGACGATCGACAAGCAGGCCGGAGACTCGCTGGAGGTCACCTGGAACATCGACGTGCTGGGCGCCTAGAGCCCGAGCCAGTCGGCACCGGAACACGACGAGGGGTCGCCCTAACCGGCGGCCCCTTTCGTTTACCCTGAACACCCATGGCCGCCACCACCCTCACCGCCACGGCCGACCAGGGAGCCACCAACGTCGTCAACCAGGCCGACGCCGCCAGCCCCCTTTACAGCGCCATCGACGACGACCCGGACACGCCCACCGACGCCGACTTCATCAACAACGCCGTCAACCCCGGAACCGCAGAGGCCTGGTTCGACCTGACCGACATGCCCGGCGACTTCGCCACGATGGACGCCCTCAGCATCGAGAGCCGGGCCCTCGCCACCGTCCTCGGGGAACTCGGCTTCTACACCCTCGCCTCGGCCAACCAGGAGTACCTGCGCCTCCCCGACCAGGCCGACTTCGACCTGAGCAACGGCGGCATCTGCTACGTCTGGTTCGCCGCCTTCGACGACTGGGTGGGGAGCGGGACGAACCAGTGGCCGATCAACCGGGCCAACGGGACGAACTCGGCGTGGGGCAACGGCGTCACGAGCGGCGGCGGCCTCCAGGTCCTTCACCGCAGCGGCGGGTCCAACTACTTCGACAACTTCGCCGGGAACTTCCAGACCGTCACATCGGCGGTCGACGGCGAGGTCATGGGCATCCGCATCGAGATCAACTTCGACGACGCCGGCCAGCTCACCGGCAGCGCCTGGTACTCGACCGACGTGGAGAACTTCGACCCCGACGACCCGATCAACTCGGTCACCTGGAACGTCTACGAAACCGGGGCAGTCCTCGACACCACCGCCCGCCCGCCCGACGCCTCGACCAGCAGCGTCGGCCTCGGCGTCTACGACCCCGACAGCTACTCCTCGTCGATGGACGGCGACCTTTTCTACTGCGGCGTGTGGGACGGCCCGGACCTTTCGACCGCCACCCGGATCATCTCCTGCGACTTCCGCACCGACGCCGGCGGATGGACGAGCCCGCCCGGCACCGATGATGAGGGGAACAGCGTCATCGAGGAGGCCGCCACCGGAACGCCCACCTACACGGCCCCGACGGCCGGCCTCACCCTCGCCGCCCGCATCTACCAGAGCGACGAGACCACGCCCCTCACCGACGAGGTAACCGTCGCCAGCCCCGGGACCAGCTTCGCCAACGAGACAGTCGCCTTCACCGGCGTCAACACGAGCGCCAACAAGGCGGCCTGGGACGGAGCACGCATCCGCTTCCGATGGGTCGCCGCATGACCCTGCCCCACGACGTCGCCTACTGGGACAAGCCCGAACAGGTCATCTGGGTGGACGTCGGACCCCGCCGCCTCCAGGGCATGGACTTCATGTGGGTCGGCGAGGACCGCTACGGCATGTGGAACGACCCCCGCAACCGGCACATCTACGACGGCCGGCAGGCGGTCGCCTGGACGTGGGACGGCGCCACCGAGGAGGAGGCGTGGCCCTGCGAGATTAGGGGCCGGGTCTACGAGGGGTTCATGCTGACCACAGAGCAGGCCGAGGCCGTGGGGATCCTCTGATGCCGACGCTTTACGCCACGACCACCGCCGTCGGCACGCCGGTCTCCCCCGCAGTCGCCGTCTACGAGCTGTCGGCGACCGCACCGGGAGCCACCACCCTCACCGGCGAGAACACGCAGGACACCGCATACGGCACGATCGACAACGCCTGGGAGATCGCATACGACGGGTCATGGCAGGGAGGGTCGGAAACCTGGGACGTCGACCTCGACGTGACCGCCCTCAGCGGAACCGTCACCTACCGGTTCCGGCTCGCCCGATACAACAGCGGCGGCACCCTCCAGGCGAACAGCGCATGGTCGACCGACTACACGACCACCGGCGTCAAGAACCTCAACACCACCTGGGACTCCGGGACCTGGGCGGCCGGCGACGTCCTCGTCATCGAGGTCGACCACTACCGCAGCGGAGGCCACGGCAACGTTTCGCTCGAGTTCGGCATCGGATCGGCCGACACCCTCGTCAACGCCCCCGACCCGCCCGCCAACAACTACCAGGAGTCGGAGACCGAGGCCGCCGGCGTCACCGACAGCACCACCTACACGAAAACCCGACCGGAGGCGGCGACCGACGACGCCGGCGTCACCGACAGCGTCGCCACAGACCTCACCCTCGAGGCGGAGCTCCGCCTTTCGGGGTTCCGCATCGACGCCACCTACACGGCGGGAGGCCTCAGCGAAACAGCGACGGACGACGCCGGCGTCACGGACAGCACGAGCCACGCCACCGACGCCGCCCGAGCGGCCACCGACGACGCCGGGGTTACCGACGCGACGACGGCAGCGAAGGCCATCGCCGTTGCGATCACCGACAGCGTCGGCGCCGCCGACACGACCGACCGGGCCCTAGCGGCCGCCAGGACCGCCACAGACGCCGCAGGAGCGGCCGACGCCACACAGGCCGCCAAGACAGCCGCCCAGGCCGTCAGCGACGCCGTAGGGGCCGCAGACGACACGACAGCAGCGACGGCAGCCGCCAGAACGGCCACGGACGCCGTAGGCGCAGCAGACAGCACCACGAGAGCCCACCAGGCGGCCAGGACGGCCACGGACGACGCCGGGGTGACGGACGCCACCGCCGACACCCTGGGCATCAGCGAAACCGTCACCGACGCCGCCGGCGTAGCAGACGCCACGGCGAGGGCCCACGCCGCAGCGCGGACGGCGACCGACCCGGCGGGAGCAACGGACGACACCACCGCCGCCAAGACCATCACCATCGCCATCACGGACGCCGCCGGGGCGACGGACCAGGCGAGCCCGGCGAAGGCGAGCCCGAGGACGGCGACGGACGCCGCCGGAGTCACCGACAGCACCAGCGAAGTCCTCAGCGCCAGCACAGCGGAGACCGCCACGGACCCGGCCGGCGTCACCGACACCACGAGCAGAGCCCACCAGGCCGCCCGCACGGCGACGGACGCCGCCGGCGCCACAGACACCGCAACCCCAGCGAAAACCGCCGCAGCGGCCGCCACAGACCCCGCAGGGGCGACGGACACGACGACACGAGCCCACCAGGCGGCCAGGACAGCGACCGACCCCGCCGGGACGACCGACACGACGGCAGCAGCGAAGGCCAGCGCCAGGACGGCGACCGACCCGGCCGGCGTCGCCGACACGACAGCGACGGCGAGGACCATCGCCCGGACCATCACGGACCCCGCAGGCGCCACCGACGCCACGAGCCGGGCGCACACCGCGGAGCGGACCGCCACCGACGCCGCCGGCATCACCGACTCGACCGCCGAGCAACTCAGCGGAGCCGGCACGGAAACCATCAGCGACGCCGCCGGCGTCCAGGACTCGACCAGCAGGGCCCACACCGCAGCCCGGACGGCCACCGACCCCGCCGGCGCCACGGACACGGCGACGCCGGCCAAAACCATCCAGGTCGCCATCACCGACCAGGCGGGAGCAACGGACACGACGACCCGGACGGCGCCGGCCACCCGCACCATCAGCGACACCGCCGGCATCGCGGACAGCACCGCCGAGCAGCAGAGCGGAGCCGGCACCGAGGTCATCACCGACCAGACGGGCGCCCAGGACACGACGACCCGCACCCACACCGCCGAACGGGCGGCGACCGACACGGCAGGAGCGACCGACGAGGCGACCGCAGCCAAGACCATCACCGTCACCATCACCGACACGGCAGGAGCCGCCGACGACACGACCGCCGCCAAGACCATCACGGCGACGATCACCGACGGAGCGGCCGCCACGGACACGACCGGCCGCACCGTCGCCTACCAGCGGACCGCCACCGACACGGCAGGAGCAGCGGACACCGCCAACCGGACCGTCGACTACACGAGGACCGCCACCGACCAAGCCGACGCCACCGACGCCACCACCTTCCTCCTCCTCGACGAGACCAACCTCCAGCCCATCGGCGTCGGCATCCCCCAGCAGGGCGCCGCCGGCAGAACCGTCCACGGCGCTAGATTCCCAACAGGCATCCCCCAGCAAGGGAGGACAACACCATGACCCAAATCGTCGCAGACCTCGGAGAACTCGGCCCCGTCGGGGCGACCCTCCACCCCATCGACCTCCCCCTGCTACGCAACGGCGCCACCTGGGACCTCACCGGCTACGGCCTCGACGGCACCACCCCCATCCGGGTCTGGCCGCTGCGGACCAGGGAAGCCCTCGCCACCACCCTCGGCACCACCCAAATCCGAGCGCCGGCCACCGACGGCATCGTCCGGTGGACGCCCGTCAACCAGACCTTCCCCGAGAGCGGCATCTACGAGGCCCGCCTCTACCTCGTCGCCCCGGACCTCGAAAGCGAGGCAAGCGGCCTGTTCCGGTTCTCCATCGCCGCCCAGCCGACATGAAGCTGATCCGCCCCGCCGACCCCACCCAGCCGATCCGCATCAGCAACGCCACCGTCACCACCCTCGAGGAGCCGCCCGAGGCCTGGTGGCGGGACAACATCGCCTTCGCCATCGAAAGCACCGACGTGGAGCTAGAGCCCGATGGCTGAGAGCATCCGATACAAGATCGTCCCCGGCAAGTTCGGCGCCGCCGCAGCGGACGCCGCAGCGACGAGCAAGAAGGGCATGAACGCCCTGGTGCGGAAGGCCATCGAGGACGGCCGCACCAACATCGTCAAGCGGAGCCCTGTCGGCCACAGCGGAGCCCTCAGAGGCGGCTACCAGACCGAGGTGCGACGCCGCAACACGAGCCACCCGATCGGCGTCATCGCCAACCCGATCATCTACCACGACGCCGTAGAGGAGGGCCGAGCGGCAGGGAAGCCACCACCGAGCAGCGCCCTCATCCCCTGGGTAGGATCGAAACTGGGCATCCCGCCGGGCCCGCAGCGGAACAGTGTCGCCTTCCTCGTCGCCCGCAAGATCGGCCAGACCGGCACCGACCCGCAGAAGATGGTCGAGGAGGGCTGGGAGCAGACCCGCCAGACCCTCAAGGCCGAACTCAAATCCCTCGGCCTTCGGGTCGTCAAAGTCACCAACTACAAATGACCTACACCAGCGAATACAACGCCCAGCTCAACGCCATCAGGACGGCCATCCTCACAGTCCCCGCCGTCGGCCGGGTCCACGACCGGCCCCGCCACGGAGACTTCAGGGAGCGGTGGGTGACGAACATCGGAGGCATCAACCAGATCAGAGCCTGGGAGATCAGCCCGCAGCCCGACGAGGTCATACGGCGGGAGCAGGGCCGCCGCCACCGCTACCGCACCTGGCAGATCACCGGCACCGTCGGGCTCGAGGACCTCGCCGCCGAACAAGACCCGAACACGACCGACCCGGCGGACGCCTACCCCGCCGCCAGCTTCCACGTCCTCCGCACCCTCGCCGGCGAAATCAGCGACGCCCTCGACGCCGCCAGACCCGCCTGGGTCGCCGCCGGCACCTTCATCGACACCGACCCCACCCAGCAGGGCGAGGCCCAAGTCGTCACGATTGGCGGCGGAGCGCTGTGCTGGGGCACTACCCTGACAATGCGTGGATACACGATCGTGACGCCATGAGGAGCAACCCGACATGAAGATCAGATGGCTGGGCCGCCCGAGGCGGCTGGCATTCACCACCGGCGAAGGCGCCAACGCCAAGCGCCACACCCACCACGTCAAGGCCGGCGACGAACTCGACGTCCCCGACGGCGTGACACTCGGCGGCGAGGGCGTAGCCTGGGAGAAGGCTAAGGCCAAGAGCAGCAGCAAGGAGACCAGCTAGATGCCCACGCAACCCGTCAGCCCAGCCGACTCACGCTCGTACCTCGGCTACGGACGCCAGAGCGCCAAGGGCACCGGCGTCGCCCCGAGCTTCTTCGCCACCTACATCGGCGGCATCGACTTCGCGCACAACCCGAACCTGCGGCAGGTGCGGGAGGCCGGCGGAGGCCTCGTCGCCGCCCGAACCCTCAAGGACTACATCGCCCCGGCCATCCAGTTCGGCGCCCCGATCCGCCCCCTCGACATTGGCGCCGTCCTCGCCTACTTCTTCGGGGCAGCGGGAGCCCCGACCGGGACCGACCCCTACACACACACCATCACCCCCGCCGACGGCAGGGAGCTGGTGACGTTTGAGCGGAACATCGCCGACGATGTGATCGAGCGGATCGTCGACGGCGTGATAACCGGCATGACCCTCAGCTACCAGAAGCGGGACAGCGGCCCCGAACTGATGTACACGGCGACGGCGGAGGGCCGCAGCGAGGAGGACCAGGGAGCCGCCACCGCCGAGAGCTACGAGACCGACCGGCCGTTCCTTCGCAGCGACTGCACCTGGACCGTCGACACGAGCCTCACCCCCACGAACGTCGAGAGCGCCACCATCGACATTCAAAAGGAGTTCGACGCGACGATCCTGGCGGACAGCGTGGTCCGCAGCGACATCGTGCCCCTCCGGTACAGCATCAGCGTGGAACTCGTCCAGCTCTTCGAGAGCAGCGACGAGGCGGACGCCTACCGGCTCACCCACTACTACGACGGCACGGCGACCCCCGGCACCGTCCCCGGCGAACTCGTCTACCCCGGCGACCTCGCCGTCAGCGCCGCCTACGACGGAGGGGACCGGACCTTCGGAATCACCATCCCCGACATCGACTGGGGCGAGGCGGAACTCACCGAGAACGACCCGGAGGCCAGCGAGGCCATCCGCCTGACCCGGCGAGGCGACGTGGTGGCGGGAGCGGGAGCGCCGATCACGGCGACGGTCATCAACAGCCAGAGCACCGACTACCTCGCCTAGAGGCCAGGGCGACGCCGGCGACCAGCTAAGCTGCGGCGGCATGGAAACGCTCATCAAGATCGCCATTACGGCGAGCGTCGGCATCGTGGCATTCGCCGCAGTCGCCCTCACCCTCGCCGCATGGTTCCTCGACCAGCCGGCCGAGGACGAGTAACCAGCCGCTCACGAGAAGGGAGCACCCCATGAGCAAGAACCTCAAGCGCGAGGACATCCTCGCCGCCACCGACATGCCGATGGACTTCGTCGACGCCCCACGCTGGGGCGGCCAGGTCCTCGTCAAGGCCATGCCCGTCGGCCACCCCCGGTACAACATCTACGTCACCGGAGGCAGCAAACAGAAGGGCCCCCTCCCACCGCGCGAGGAGTTCGCCCGCCGCATGGTCGGCGCCGTCATCATGAGCGCCCTCGACCCCGACACCGAAAAGCCGATGTTCACCTGGGACGACGCCGACGCCCTCAGGGAGAAACACTGGAACACGGTCCTCGCCGTAGCCAACAAGGCCTTCGAACTCGCCGGGCCCCGCGAGGAGTACGGCGAGACCGACGACGAGGACGAGCCCGCCGAGGGGCCCGACAACGCCGAGGAGCCCGAGAGCCCTTTAGAGGACGAGTAGACGGAGGGGACGACCCCCTCGGCACCTACAAGACCTTCCTCCGCCAGAAACCGGGGATGCGGCGTCTGTACCGCCTCTGCGTGCAGAACCTCGGCCGCCTCCCATACGAGGTCGTCCGGGACGCCCCGCCACACCAGCTCCTCCTCGGCATGGCACTTCTCGCCATCGAGGAGGAGGACGCCGCCCGAGCCCTCCACGCCCGCATGAGGGAAGCCCGCACCCCGCCCAAGTGGCGGAAGATTCACGCCAGCCTCGACCGGGCCGCACGAGCGATGGGCCACCAGAACTAGGCCGCCGGCCGCTAGCCTCACCGGCGTGACCATCCGCGAGAAAGTCATCCTCGAGGGCGAGGACCAGGCATCCCAGGCATTCGACAGGGCCGGCGGATCGTTCGACAAGATGGGCAAGACCCTCAAGCGGGTGGCCGTCGCCGGCGGCCTGGCCATCGCCGCCAGCGGCCTCGCCCGAGTCGGCACCCAGGCCATCAACATGGCCATCGACGCCGAGGAAGCCGCCGCAGCCTTCGACACCACCTTCGGCGCCGCCCTTCCCCAGGCGAGCCGCTTCGTCGACGACTTCGCCAACAAGGCCGGGTTCGCCACCTACGAGCTGGAGCAGATGCTGGCGGTCACCGGCAACGTCGTCCAGGGCATCGGAGCCACCGAGGAGCAGAGCGCCGCCCTGGCCGAGGAGATGGCCACCCTCGCCGGCGACGTCGCCAGCTTCTCCAACGCCGCCGGCGGAGCCCCGGCCGTCATGCAGGCCCTCCAGAGCGCCATCAACGGCGAGCGGGAAGCCCTGAAAACCTACGGCCTGGCCATCAGCGAGGCGGAGGTTCAGGAGCGGGCCCTCACCGACACGAGGAAAGAAAGCGCCGACGAACTCACCCGCCTTGAGAAGGCGAACGCCACCATGGCCATCGCCTACGAGAAGGCCGGGAAGGCCGTCGGCGACCTCGACCGCACCCAGGACAGCAGCGCCAACACCCTCCGCCGCATCCAAGCCCGCCTCAAGGAAGCCGGCGTGGCCGCCGGCCAGGAATTCCTCCCCGCCCTTGAGGACCTTCTGCCCGTAGCCGAGGACCTCATACCCATCCTGGGCGAGGTCGGCGGGATGCTCGCCCAGCTTGCCGGGAACGCCGCCACCGCCGCCAGCGGACCCCTCAGCAAACTGCCCGACCTCTTCGACGGCCTCAGCATCGCCGCCAACAGCTTCATCCACGTCGGCGCCGGCGTCGCCAACGTCATCGCCGAAGTTTTCTCAGCCGGCCACTACGACGGAGCCCTCGCGGAGACCGCCCGCTTCGCCGCCCACGCCAACGACATCCGGAAGATCAACCGGGAACTCCGAGCCGAGATGGAGAAGGGCCGGCCGGCAGCCGACGTCTACGCCGACGGCATCCTCGCCCTGGCCCGAGCGAGCGACCTGAGCGAGGAAGGCCTCGACCGGATGGCGACCGCCACCGGAGCGGACACCCAGCAGCAGCTCGACGCCATCATGACCCTGCAGGCGTACGGCGAGGCGCAGGGATGGCGAGCCGAGAACCTCGCAATCCTCAAGGACCGCTACCACGAGCTCCAGGGCGCCGTGGACATGGCCACCGGCAGCGAGGAGGGCCTGTACGGGGTCGTGGAGGGCTTCTCGGACGGGTGGGCGGACAACACCACCGCCATCTACGAGAACAACGCCGCCCTCGAGGAGGTCCCCGAGGCCGCCCGCGACGCCGCCGACGAAATCCTCGAGATGGAAGCCGCAGCGCAGGAGGCCGCCGAGGCCTTCCGCGACGACCTGGCCGAGGAGGCCAACGACTTCATCACCGGCTTTGAGAAGCTGCCCAAGCGGGCCAAGACCACCATGGACCAGTTCGAGAAGAACCTGACCGACCGGGTGAGCGCCCAGGCGGAGTTCTGGTCGAACCTCGCCGCCCTGGCGGAGGCCGGGTTCGGAGACCTGGCGGAGGCGATCCGCATGGAGGGCCCGGAGCAGGCCGGCCTCCTGGAGGACCTGGTAGGCGACATGGAACGGGCCGCCGAACTGGACGACATGATCCGGGAGGGCGGCGAGCAGATGCGCGACCTCACCGACGAGTACGCGACGGCGCTGGAGCAGAACGGCGACCAGATTCTCACGCCCCTCGGCGAGTTCGGCCAGGACATGATCGACAAGATCGGCGAGGGCATCAAGGCGGGGAACCTCACCGGCATTCTCCTCGCCGAGGTTCAGGCGGCCGTGAACCGGGTGACCGGCAGGAGCTGGGCGCCGCCGAGCCCGAGCGACACCGGAGGTACCCGATTCCACGACGGAACGTGGGAGGTGCCCGGCAGCGGAGACTTCCAGGCGACCCTCCAGGGCGGCGAGATCGTCGTGCCGGCGCAGACCGGAGGCCGGGCGGCCTTCGCCCGGGAACTCGCCACCGAACTCGGCCGGCAGGGCGGAACCCGGAGCGACCGGCCCAACATCAGCGTCAACGTCCAGGTCACCGTTCCCCGAGGGACGACGGTCAGCGAGGCCATCGCGGAGGCCGCAGCGCAGGGCGCCATCGAAGCGATCATGAACTGAGGACACCATGGCAACCATCGACCCCTGGCATGTGAAGATCGACGGCGAAGTGATGGGGACCTACGCCAAGGCCATCGAGGACCTCGACGGCCTCGAAAGCCTGCCCGGCCGGCGGGTGCGGGAGCAGTACGCCGCCGGCGTGGACGGAAGCTGGCCGGCGCCGGCAGCGGGCCCCGCCATGTTTCAGGAGAAGCGGCAGCGCCTCCGCATTTGGGTCAGCCCCTTCGACGCCGACGGGGCCGTCACCTACGCCAACGGGCCCCGAGCCCACCTGCGGGAGAACCTCGACGACCTCTACCGGGTCATCGCCGGGACGAGCCGCAGCGCACACACCATCCAGTGGATCGTGCCCACCCCGACCGGGACGATCACCCTCGAGAACACCGCCCGCATCACGACGCCGATCAGAGCGGCGGCAGGGAGCCGCCTCGTCCGCCGGTTTGACATTGAACTCGTCTACCCCTGGCCGTTCTTCCGAGACATCACCACCGGCCTCCAAACCCTCGGACCGTTCACCGGCAGCCAGAGCTTCACCCCGCAGGGCACCGCACCCCTCGCCGACATGGTCCTCACCTGCACCAGCGCCGGCACCATCACCCACGACGAGACCGGCGAGGCGATCACCGCAGAGGCCGGCTTCACCACCGCCCTCGTCATCGACCAGCGGCCCCCGAGGAGCATCACCCACGCCGGAGGCGCCAGCGACGGCCGGGCCTACTACAACCCGACACACACCCACGGCCTCCGCTTCGACGCCGGCGTCCAGGCCAACCTCACCATGACCGGGACCTGGCAGCTCGACTACTACCCGCAGCACCACTGATGACGAGCTGGAGAGTTGAGGCCTGGACGCACCCAGGCGACCCCGGAGGGTTTGCGGTCAGGGACGCCGCCCTGCCGCTTCTGGCGTACGCCGGCAACGACCCCGAGGAGCCCCGAGGCCGGGTGAAGATAACCCTCCCCGCCACCTACGACTGGCAGACCCTCATCAGCACCCCGAACCCGACCGACCCGGCGGACACGAGCATGATCCGGGTCTACCGGGAGGGCCAGGACCACACCACCGCCCCGGACGTCGAATACGTCCTGGAACGCTTCCAGAAGCGCCTAGACGACGTTCTCGGCGAGGTTGTGGAGGTCTACGGCGTCGATTGGAGGCTTGCGGGCCTGGACACCACGGTGCTCCGCTGGCACGACTGGGAGCCCGGAGCGACCAAGACCAACCAGCCCGACTGGATCTACGGCGGCAGCAACATCCTCGAAGGCGGGTTCGAGGACACCGGCGACGTCGGCCAGCAGTTCGAAATCTGGCACGACGGCGATGGAGGAGACTTCACCCTCAGCGACGGCGTCGACCCGACCGACCCCATCGCCTGGAACTCCTCGGCGAGCGGCGTCGAGAACGCCCTAGAAACCGACATCGCATCGATCACCGACGTCCTCGTCACCGGCGACGGCACCGAGAGCAGCCCGTGGGTGGTCGTCTACAACGTCCCGAAATTCGGCAACACCCTCACGGCCGACTTCTCCGGCATCACCGGAGACACCCAGCAGACCATCCAGGAGACCGAGGCCGGCGGGTGGAACACCGGCGGGTGGACGACCGCCCGGACCGTCAGCGACGGCACCGTCTACATCTTCGGCGGCTACGCCAGCAGCGGCGGGTTCGAGGTCACCGACGCCATCGCCCACACCGGCAGCCGCAGCCTCCGAGTCAACCCCCTCGACATTGCCACCCACGGCCGATACCCCGGAGCGCAGATCGTCCTCACCGGCCTCACCCCAGGCACCTACCAGGCCAGCATCTGGGCGTACACGAGCAGCACCACGGACCGCTTCCGGTTCATCGCCCGCACCATCTGGGAGGGCGAGCTCTACCGGGAGGACGGCCAGCTCGCCAGCAGCACCGGCGACCTCGGATACATCACCTTCCCCGCCAGCACCTGGACCCAAGTCACCATCCCCGACATTGTGGTGCCCGAGGGCATCGACCAGATCATCCTCCGCTTCTCCAACGTCGACGCCAGCGGCAACCCGAGCCCCTGGCACCTCGACGACCCGCACTTTGCGATGGGGATGCCGGCCAGGAACTGGGGCATCATCTCCAACGAGGTCCTCGACGACGCCAACGTCGACCACGTCGCGACCGTCCCCCGCCTCACCTACATCACCGGCCGCACCTGGGACGGCACCGATGACTCCAGCAACACGCCATGGCCCAGGGACGAGAGCGTCACCCTCCGCCGAGGCCAGAAATACGGCCGGCACCTTTTCGGCGGCACCGGCCGAGCCCTCGGCTACACCTACGACCTCACCCCGAACACGACCGACCCAACCGACCCCGAATGGGACATGCACATCTGGGCGGCGGGGAACCGGGGCGTCACACACACCGACATTGGCTTCCACGTCGGAGCGGGCGCAGCCGGCGGCCTGGTGGCAGGCCGCACCCCCAAGGCGACCCGCTGGCTGGCGGAGGGCGCCGACGGAATCATCGCCGAGGTCGCCGACACCGACCAGGAGGACGAGACCGGGGTGGTCGAGGACTACTTCGGCAACAAGGACATCACCGACATCACGACCCTCACCGCCGCAGCGACGGAAGCCCTCAACGAGGACCTCGCCAACCGGATCGCCATCACCCTCGAGCTGGACGACAGCGCCCCCACGCCCTACGAGGACTTCAACGTGGGCGACCGGGCCGAGTTCGGCGCCGCCGGGACGATGGAGAAGCACGAGCGGACCATCAGCGACATTGCCCTCAGCGCCGAGGTCGCCAGCGGCGGGGAGCTTTCGTGGACGGCGACGATCACCGCCAGCAAGCTGCTCACCGGCGAGGCCGCCTGGAAAGAGGCCGTGTACCGCTACCTCAGCGAGTTCAGAGGCATCCCCGAGGGCGGCAGCGGCACCGCCGGCATCGGGGCAGGAGACCTCTTCGTCGGCGGCGACGTGTTCGCCGCGGACGCCGTCGTCGTGGAACTCGCCAGCGGCGTCCCCCTCACCCAGGCCACCCACGTCACCGACGGCAGCACCGACAGCGCCACCATCCAAGCAATCATCAACACCCTCCCGGTCGGCGGCGGGACGATCTACTTCCATCCCGGCAACTACTACATCACGACGGCCCTGCAACCGCCCGACGGCGGACGGCTCCGATTCAACTGCGCCCCAGGAGCGATCTTTCACATCACCGACGGCGTCAGTTTCGTTTCGATGTTCGGGAGCATCGTCAACGCCCAAGGGTTCTACATGGACGGCGGGCAGATCGTCGGCAACCCCGGCACCGGAGGCAACTCGGCGATCATCGGAGGAGGCGGAATCGGCAACGGGTTCGCAGACGTATTCCTCCAAAACGTCTACGTCCACGACATCGACTGCTCCTACGTCGTCGGCGGCGGGTGGGGAGGACGGCGGATCATCACCAACTGCTTCTTCAAGAACATCAACCTGCGCCAAGCGGGGGGAGGTTTCACCGAGGGAGCGATCGTCGGCTACCAGGAGCCGAACAACCAATACTCGATCACGATTTTCGCCAACAACCACGTTGACACCGTCACCTACACGCCCGGAACCGGCTGGTCCGGATGGATCGTCTACACCGAAACCCGGAACGGCATCGGCCTCGCCATCGGCAACCAGGTCCAAAACTGCTCAGGGTTGAACGGCGGCTACTGGGGCGACACCACGGTCGGCGTCCACAACGTCATCGACGACTTCCACGAGGCGGGCGACCACACCGACACCATCGGCGAAATCTGGACCCAGCCCGAATTCCTCGCCGGCACCGTCAACATCATCAACTTCCACCAGGCCGGCACCCTCACCCCAGGGACCGGCGTGTTCAAAATGCCATTCCCGGTCGACGGCACCCTCGTTTCAGTGATCCTGGCGGCAGCGACGAGCCCGACCGGCGACGACATCATCTGCGACGTCAACCTCAACGGCACGACCGTGTTCACAGCCGGCACAGACCGGCCCACCATCCCCGCCGCAGACGCCGACGGAGTGGGAGGCGTCGCACCGATGCCCGACAGCGTCACGGTCCCGACCGGAGTTGCCGTCTCCGCAGGCGACTACCTGACCGTCGACATAGACCAGGTCGGGTCGACCATCGCCGGGGAGAACCTGACCGTGTCGGTAGCGTGGAGGCCCGACGCATGAGCATTTCAGCGATGGATTCCTGCCGCCAGCCGACCACCGCCAGCGGAGCGGGCCAGTGGTACTCCGAGAACATCGCCGACAAAGACCCCGGCCTCATCGACGGCCGCCAGTGCTACCGGATGGGAAGCGGGATGGTGCGCCACGCCATGGCGGACGCCTCGACGGTCGTCGTCGGATACCGCCTCCGCTTCGAGAACTCGGCGACCAGCAGCACCAACGCCGCCGCCGCCCAGCTAATGACCATCCGGGCGGCGGGAGGAGCACTCGGCTACCTCCAGCAGGCGGGAACCCAACTCATCTGGCGGAACGACGACGGCGACGTGGCCCTGGCGACGACACCGCTCGGCACCCTCCCGTTTCTGAGCTGGGTTTACGTCGAGGTCAAGGTCGTCCTCGACGCCACCGCAGGCGAGGTCGAAATCTGGATGAACGGCCAACTTCAAGCGTCGGCCTACAACGTCGACACCATCGGCCCCGCCGGGAGCGTCTGCGACGACCTCTGGCTTGGCGGCTTCACCAGCCAGAGCTACGGCCGAGGCTACATGTGCGACGTTTACGTCCTCGACGACGCCGGGACCGCCTTCAACGACGTCCTCGGGCCGGTCGTCATCGAATCGCTTCGCCCCGACGGAGCAGGCAACTACACGAACTGGACGCCGAGCGCCGGAGCGAACTACGCCGCCGTGGACGACCCGCCCGAGGCCGACCACGACGGCGACGCCACCTACGTCGAAACCGACGTCGCCGAGCGGGACTCGTACACGGTCGAGGACCTGGCCTCGCCGCTGGACCCGCTCGCCGTCCAGGCGTCGGTGCGAGCCCGATACACGACCGCCGCCCGCACCATGAACACGTTCCTCCGGAGAAGCGCCACCGACGACGACGGGCCCGACGACACGACCCTCCAATCGGGCTACGAGACCCACGCCATCACCATCTGGGAGGAGGATCCCGTCGCCGCAGGAGCGTGGACCAACGCCAACTTCGACGCCACCGAGTTCGGGATCAGGACGACCTGATGGCGGAGGCACGAGTCACATCGGTCGTCGTCGAGGCGATCACCTCGCCCGGCGACCCGGACGCCAGGACAACGAGCCTGGTGGTCGAGGCGATGACACCGGCAGGCGACGCCGACGCCAGGGTCACCAGCCTCATCGTCGAGGCGATGTACCTCGACCCCGCCTTCCAGCCCCTCGAGACAGCCGGCGCCGGCTACGGCATTCCAGCGGGGATCACATGATGCCAGCGGACCAGACGGAGCTCTACGCCGCTGTAACGGACCTGGGCGCACGGTTTGAGCGGGTGGAGCGGGCGATACTGGGCGACCCGGAGGCGGGCCACCTTGGGGCGATAGCACGCCTCAACGCCATCGACGACCAGCACCGCAACATTCCCGAGGAGCACGGCGCCCTGGACGAACGCCGGATCGAGGGCGACCGGCGCCTCCACCAACGCATCGACGACCACGAGGCGAACCTCACCCGCGTGGAGAAGAAGATCGACCGGACCATCTGGCTGATCGCCGGCAGCGGCATCGCAGCCTTCACCGGCGGGTGGATCGCCGCCGGCGGAACCTTCCCCGTCCCCTGAAAAGCCAGGGCTCGAGCGGGGATCCGGTCTAGCCTCAACGGCCATGAGCACCGTATGGGAAGGGCGGTGGCGGGTCGCCGGCACCAACTGGGAAGGCCGAGGCTGGCACCTCGCCCCGAGCCTCCGCCAGCTTGCGAAACAGGTCAGCGCCGACCAGCCCGCCGGCCAGCCGGGCGACGGCACCGTCGCCAGCCAACGCCACGACCAGGTGAGCCCGAACAGCGACCACCGGCCGAGCCCCCACGACGAGGAGGACAACGCCACCGTCAGGGCCATCGACATCGGGGAGACCACCGACGAGGTCGGCCGCCGCATCGTCGACGCCATCGTCGACAGCCGAGACCCGAGGGTCCGGTACATCATCTACGAGGGCCGCAGCATTTGGGCCGAGCTGCACAACGGCTACCTGCCCTGGGAGTGGCAGCCCTACCGAGGCCTCGCCCCGCACACCGGACACTTTCACCTGAGCATCCGCAGGACAGCCAAGGCGGAGAACGACACCACCGAATGGAGGATCGACCCGATGGTCAGACGGACAGACAAGGCGGACGACGGCAACCCGGACCTCGCCCCCAACTTCAACACCATGCAGCAGCGCGGCGTATTCACCGAGCACACCCAGCCGGGAGGCGTCACCTTCAATGACGAGTTCGGCACCTTCCTCCTCCGCCACGAGGCCTACCTGGTGGCGAAGTACGGCCTCGGCACCGGCGCCGGCGGACACGAGCCCACCGAGGAGGAGATCGACGCCGTAGTCGAGGAGATCATCGAACGATTGGAGAACGGATGAGGCGCCTTTGGAACGACCTGCTCAACGAGCCGGTCCTGATCTTCACCGCCACGACCGCCGGCTGGCAGGCGGCAGCGACCGCCACCGGAGAAGCCTGGGTGCAGATCGTCACCCTCGTCTGGACGGCGACAGCCGGAGCCATCACCCGCCACTACGTGAGACCCGAGCGGACCCTCGACCGCCCCGCCGGCCGCCACGAAGCCGATGGCTAGGAAACCCAAGAGCCTCTGGTTCTGGATTTGGATGGCGTGGCTTGGCGCCTTCGCCGGGCTCGAGGCGTGGGCCATCATCGACCAAGACCCCGGCGACACCCTCAGCGAAACCATCTGGTTTCTCCAGGGCCAGTGGGCAGGCCTGACCTACGGCCTGGCCGCCCTCTTCGTGTTCCTCATCGCCCACTTCATCATCGACCGCCGGGCGAGGGGTGGAGACTGAACCGGCGGCCCTAACCGGCGACATCCTCGGCGGCAGCGACGGACCCCACCGGGAGACCGCCGAGGCCTTCCTCGCCGGCACCCTCTGCGAGGACTGCTGGGCGGAGCCCGCCACCGCAGACCCGACGGAGCGCCTCGGGCCCGCCTGCCTCGCCCGCATCCTAGAGGCGCCACAAACCACTTGACACCGGGCGGGTTCCTGGGCATAGTCAAAGGTGACAAGCGTCACGTCTCAAGAGAAGGGAGACCACGTGACCACCACGAACACCGCAGGGAAACTCCTCTGCGACATCGTCGAGGACGCCGCCCAAGTGGCAGACACCCTCGGCCTCCACACCCGCTTCCGGGCCCAGCCCCGGCAGCTCACGGTCTACGGCGTCAACTACGACGGCACCGACCGGAGCAGCCGGCTGAGCAAGAAGGCGGACAAGGTGCGGGTCACGGACTACGGCACCTACGCCGTCATCCTCACCCTCACCGGCAACAACGCCAGGGTCGCCGAACGGCAGATCCACGCCGAGACCGAACCCGACAGGGAGGGCCTCACGGACCTGCTCAGCGACATTCTCGGGGAGGTGGCCTGATGGCCACCACCCGAGTTTTCCTGACCCTCAACGGCGGCTGGATGGCGACGAGCGGCGACCCGGCAACCCCGGACGCCCACTGCATCGCGGTGCCGGCCGACCGGCCGAAGGGCTCCTGCGCCATCCCCCTCTACGCCATCTGCCCCGAATGCGAAACCCCCATCGGCCTCCGGGAGACCGAGCCGACGCCCGAGGGCAGCAGCCGCTACACCGGCAGCGAATACCAGGAGCACTTCTGGCACGAGCACACCAGGCCGGCCCTCCGCTACGAGGAGACCGCATCGTGATCGACATCGACCCCTGGAAGGCGCAGAAGGCAATCCTCCACCTCGACCAGACCCTCACCGAGGCGTTGGTGGAGGCCCGAGCGGAGGAGATCAGAACCCGAGCCCTCTACGAGGCGAGCCACGGAGACCTCGACCTTCTCCAGGACGCCCGCGAGGCGGCCGGCCAGATCGGAGGCCTGGCGGAAGCCCGGCGCCTCTTCACCGCCGCCGTCGAGAAGGCCATCGGCGCCTGCCGGTGGTGCGGAGGACCGGACGACCACGGCCAGGACTGCCGGCCGGCGCCCCACGGCACCCAACACCCGAGGAAGGTCCGATGAGACCCCTCGCCGCAGCCGCCGCAGCCACGACGGCCCTGCTGATCCTGGCAGCGGCCATCGAGGCCGACCGCGGCACACTTGACACCGCCCTCATACTTGGGGCACTCGCCCTGGCGACGGCGGCGGTGTTCGCCATCACACACAAGGAGGACGGCCGATGACCAAGACCACGAACCAGAGACCACGGACCAACACCAAGAACCAGCCAGACCCCGTCTGGGCGGTCATGTGGGCCAAGGGCAACCAGAGGCGGGTGCGCGAGCTGCACACCAGCCAGAAGGGCGCCCAGGCCGCCATCGACGGCCACAAGCCGGCCGCCGAGCGGGAGCACCTCGAGATCGAGCGCATCCCCGTCACCCGGCCATGAGGTACGGCACGACCGTCGCCAAGAGCAACCGGGGCTACTACCACATCAGCATCGACCGAGGGAACCTGACCGCCAAGTGGAGACCCATCTGCGGGGCCCGGCCGCCGCAGCGGATGAGAAGCGGCAGCCCCAACGACCAGGCGACGACCGCCGGCGAGATGCTGCGGAAGTGGGAGAACACGATCCACCCGGACCTCAGGTGCACGGCGTGCACGAGCGAGGCCCGACGCCAGCGGGAGGCCGAGACCGAGGACGGACGGGTCCCCGAGCGGACCACGAGAAGGGCTGACGTCGGGCCCGCGAACCAGAATAGGCAGGAGACCCCATGAGCACGAGCACCACCACCCTCCGAGACCCGGTAGGCATCAACGAGATCGCCGAACGGCTGCACGTCGAACCATCGACGGTGCGGAGCTGGCGGACCCGAGGGAAGCACATGACCCGGCAGGCGCCGATGCCCGAACCGAAACTCCACCTCACCAACACCCCGTTGTGGGAGTGGAGCCAGATCGGAGCGTGGGCGGAGGAGACCGGCCGCCTTTGAACGGAGCACCAAATGAGGAGAACCGCCCGACGCCAGCGGTGGCAGGCCCGGACCAGAGCCATCCGGTACTACCCGCTGACCTACATCCCCCACCCCGAGGAGACACATGGCCAACATAGACCGCATCCGCCAGGCGACCGCCGCCGGCGCCGCCGCAGCCTGGACCGACGAGGACTGGGACGAGCTGATCGCCGGGGAACTATCCAGGCAGGCTTCTAGCACCGGAGCCAGCGAGGCGGAACTCGCCTGGCTGATCCAGGGAGCCCTCGCCGAATGGAAGGCGACGATCAGCGCAGCGCAGAAGGCCCTCGACCGGTGGAGGGCCGCCGACGTGGCCGACAACGGGCCCGTCCGCTTCGGCGACACGTTCGTCAGGACCGCCCCCAAGACCACCCGAAAGATCATCGACCAGGCGGGCCTCCTCGGCTGGCTCGACCACACCGCCAAGACCCTCGGCGCCCAGGAGGACGCCGCAGACCTCATCGCCGCCGTCTGGCGCCTCGACGCCGGCAACCTCCGCATCTCGACGCTGCGGAAGCTGGCCGAGCGGGCCTACCGGCAGGCGCACGAGGACGCCGACGACGACGCCGTCGCCGGCTACGTCCGGGCCATCGAGGAGACCTTCATCGAAACCACCTGGGAGGAGGCCGGCACCCTCCAGGACGTCCCCATCGACAAGGCGCCGAAATACGCCGGGAAGCTGGAGCACGGCCACCGGGTCGGCACCTTCACCAACACGGAGGAGCCCGATGACGGCCCTGCTTGAAATCCCCGACATGACCCTGGAGGACCTCGCCGCCCTCCACCCGAGGGCGACGTGCGTGCCCCGGCTCGGCACCGAGCGGATACTGCCCAAGCGGAGCACCCCGACCAGCGGCCTCATGGAGTGGCGGTGGAGCGCCGTCCCCCACCCGCTGATCCTCGACAACGCCCTCATCCAGATCGGCGACCGGACCTGGACGGCGCGCGACCCGCACGACCCGATCATCCGCCTGGCACCACGGACGCCGCTGGTCCTCCGGGCCCGCCTCAACGACTTCCGCTGAGAAAGTGACACACCCGCCCCTTACCATGGGGCACAGCATGGCAACCAAGAGAAGGAGGACGCCATGACCGACACAGCAACCACCACCGAGGACATCATCGACGTGGAGCCCGAGCCCGACCACCTGCCGGCCCCGACAGCCGGCCAGGAGGCGCCAGGAGCGAGCGCAGCCCTCTTCGGGACCACAGACCCCGTCGAAGTCCTTACGGCCGCCAGGAGGGCAGCGGAGGCCCTCGTAGAGGTTCTGGAGGAACGGAAGCTTTACAAGCAGATCGGCAGCAAGAAGCACGTCTACATCGAGGGGTGGCTGATGCTCGCCGGGATGCTCCAAATCAGCACCCCGAACGTTTGGGTGCGGCCGATCAACGGCGACGAGGCCATCGGCTGGGAGGCCCGCTACGAGGCCCGAGCGGCGGACGGCCGGCTCCTCAGCAGCGCCGAGGGCGAATGCCGCCGGCTCGAGGAGGACCGGAAGCGCAACGGGGAAGTCGTCCGGAAGTGGGAGCACCGCGCGGAGCACGCCATCAGGAGCATGGCGCAGACCCGAGCCCAGTCGAAAGCCCTCGCCAGCGCCCTCCGCTGGGTCGTGGAACTCGGCGGCTTCTCCGGGACACCCGCCGAGGAGATGACCGGCGGCGACGAGGAGCCGATGCTGACCTGCCCGGCCTGCGGCAAGAACACCGTCCGAGACAACCGGGCCGCCAAGAAGGCCGACCCGGAGGGCAAGGACCGCTGGCCGTCGTTCGGCTGCCGCAACAACGCCTGCACCGGCGGCAACAACGGCCGGTCGTGGGCGACGTGGGACGACGACTACTACGAGCCGAGGGTCGACCGCCAGAACCAGGCCAAACAGCGGGTGCTGGACATCGTCGCCGACAGGGAGGACGCCTGGCGGGCGTACTACGAGCCCGACGCCCCCGGATACACCGCCGACGAGGAGCACCTCCTCCACAGCATCCACGAGACCGGCGACCAGCGGCAGATGGCCGGCTTCCTTTGGAACCGCCTCATCGACGCCTTCGACCGGCACACCGGACAGGCCGACCTGCCCGACGCCGAGCGGGAATACGACTGGGCCATCATCGTGCGAGCAGCGGACAACGCCCTCGCGCAGGCAGCGGAGGACGAGCCCGACATCATCCTGGAGGACCAGGCCATCGCCATAGCCGAGGAACAGGTCATGGACGAGGCCGCAGACGCCGACGGCGGCTACTCCGACTACGCCTGAAACACAGCGCGACGCCGGCGACCAGCTAGAGTAAGCCAGCAGCGGCCGGCCTAGAAACCGCAGAGCCGGGCCCCACGGTGCACCAACGGGCCCGGCGAGCCGCACCACGACCAAGGGAATCAAGAGAAGGGATCCCCATGAGCATCAGGCAGATCGGCGAATGCTTCTACACGCCGACCCTCGCCCCCAACGAGCGCCTCGTCGCCATCGCCCTCGCGGACTTTGCCGACGACCACGGCCGGGCCTGGCCCAGCCTCAAGACCATCGCGGAGAAAACCGGCTACAGCCGCCGGCAGACCCAGCGGATCGTCCACCAGCTCCAGGAGAAGGGCTACGTCGAGATCATCATCGAGGCGAACTGGAACAGGACGCCGCTCTACCAACTCCACCCCGAGAACCTCAAGACCAGGGAGGCGCCGACGGAGGCGCCGCTGCCCTTCCACGAGGACGCCCAAGAAGCCCTCGACAGACGGGGTGACAAGATGACACCCCCGGACACCGGCGACACCCCAGGGGATGACACCGGCGACCAGGAGGGGATGACACCCACGACCAGAGGGGATGACACCGGCGACACCCAAACCGTCATAGAACCGTCAGATGAACCACCACCTGAACCGTCAGTCGCGCCGCTCCCAGCAATCGTCGAAGGCGAGGAGCACATCGAACGGTTCACCGACGCCACCGTTTCACGTGAAACACCACGACCCCGCAACCCCGGCTGGGACGCCCTCACAGACGTCTTCGGCTACGACCCCGAGGAGACCGGCGAACGAACCCTGTGGGGCCGCCTCGCAGCCCGAGCGAACGCCGAGCCCGACCCCGACGCCGCCGTCAAGGAACGAGCCCGCCGCATCATCGCCCAATGGGGCGTCGGGAAACTCACCCCCGCCAGCCTCAACAAATGGTGGCAACGCTTCGGCACGCCCCTCGGCGCCGCCACCGACCAAGATGCGGAAGCAATGAGAGAAGCCCACGAGCGGGAACAACGACGCCAGCGGATGGGCGCAGCACAACTAGAGGAGGGGACATGAGCCCGAACGAACTCATCAAAGTCATCGAATACTGCGAGGACCGCTGGCCCGGAACCCGCAACTACCGCGCCGTCGAGAAAGCCGCCTGGGACTTCGCCGCCATCCCCGCCGAGGCCGTCCACCAGGCAGCACAAAACCACTTCGCCGCCGGCGAACGCAGCGCCCCAACCCTCAGCCAACTCCGAGCCGAGGGCGCCCGCATCGCCGCACAGCGAGGCCTCACCGACCCGCAGGGCACCGACTGCGACGTCCGGAAACACCACGGCGCCTGGGCCCTCGACTGGGCTCGAGACAGCCACGGCCGCACCAAGACCGACGACGCCGGCCACCCCCTCCGGGAGGCCATGTGCGTCGACTGCGGCACGACGGTGATCCGACCCGCCAACCAGCTCCTCACCGTCGGCGAACACGAGGCGCAGCGGGAGGCCGGCCAAGAACCGCAGGGCCCGACCCTCACCGACATCGTCGCACCGTGACCACCCTTCCCACTCCCGACCAAGTACGAGAAGCGCTGTCATGGCAGGACTGGCACGCTGCGTTTCACATGAGTGGGCCCGATTCCGAGACAATGCTCAACATGACTCGCATCATCGCTCAGGCGTATGTCGATGGCTCCCTGGTCGCCATCCCCTGCGGAGGAAGCGGATCACTTGGGAGCGTCACCATCTCAGACGTGGACGTATTTGTGGCTGAGTTCGCTAGCCGATTATTCGACAGCAAGCGTGAAGACCCAGACCGGGTGCTGGTGGGGAGAGCCACAACCGAACTGTTGAACATGCTCGACGACCTGGCCGCTCCCAGAGAGGAGACGAAGTGACCGCCCGTCGCTGCGCCTACTTCCCGAACCGGCAGCACCGCTACACACACAACGGCCGCTGCCCCTGCGGCGAGGAGAGCCCCGGCGAACAAGGCAACCTCTTCGACACGCCCCGCCCCGACCCGGCCAGGAACACGACCGCCACGTCCGGCCGCCACCCGGAGACAAGCTACAAGGCGGCCGCCCAGGCCCTCCCCCGCACCGGAACGCAGCGTGCGAAGGTTCTCAAGGCTCTGATGGAAGCCTGGCCCGGCGGCCTCACCGACGAGGAGCTCCAGACCCGCACCAACATCATCCTCCAATCAGAGATCCCCGCCCGGAACAGCCTCGTCAAAGACGGTTGGGCCCGGGACAGCGGCCACCGCCGCAACACGGCAAGCGGGAACCCCGCCATCGTCTGGACCTACCGACCGGAGAACAACACATGACCACCGAACCGACAGAACGAGAGTGGCTAGAGGGCACCCACCCCGACGCCGAGGACGACGCCCGACCCCACCGAATCCCACCCTTCCCCGAACCCACCCCCGCCGAGGAGGAGGACCTCGCCAAGGCGAAAGCCCGAGCCCTCGCCGCCCTCCAAGAACTCACGGACCGCCTCAACGCCGCCCTAAAAGCCCAGGACGACACCACCCGAGTCACCATCACCATCCACACCAACGAGGAGCGCCTGTGAGCCCGACCCCGATCGTCAGCACCCGCGAGGCCCCCATCAAAGACCTCGCACCCCACCCGCAGAACCCGAACGAGCGGGAGACCGTCGAGGACATCCGCCGGAGCCTCCGCCGCTTCGGCCTCTACCGGACCATCGCCATCCAACAGTCCACCAACCACGTCATCGTCGGCAACCACACCTTCCTCGCCGCCCGCGAGGAGGGCTGGAAAACGATCAAGGTCAACGTCCTCGACGTCGACGACGAAACCGCCCTGGCGATCATGCTCGCCGACAACCGCCTCGCCGAGGCAGGAGCCCGAGACCCCGAAACCCTCGCCGACCTCCTCAAGCGCCTCGACGCCACCGACCTCGGCCTCGAGGGCACCGGCTACACCACCGCCGACCTAGCGGAACTCCTGGGCCCCGACCGGGCCGCCACCGGCACACCCCTCACCGAAAACTTCCTCGTCCCGCCCTTCACCGTCCTCGACAGCCGCCAGGGCTACTGGAAAGCCCGGAAACAGGAGTGGATGGCCCTCGGCATCCGCAGCGAACTCGGCCGGGACCAAAACCTCGCCATGGACAGCCTCAGCGGCCGGGTGCCCGACTACTACGACCAGAAGCGCACCATCGAGGCGTACCTGGGCCGCACCATCCCCAACGCCGAGTTCGAGGAGAAGTGGCTCCGCATGCCCGAGAACGAGAGCACCATGGGCGCCAGCGGCACCAGCATCTTCGACCCGGTCCTCTGCGAGGTCGCCTACCGCTGGTTCGCCCCCGAGGAGGGCCACGTCCTCGACCCCTTCGCCGGCGGCAGCGTCCGAGGCATCACCGCCGCCCTCACCGGCCGCACCTACACCGGCATCGACCTCGCCGGCGACCAGCTCGCCGCCAACCGGGCGCAATGGCAGGCCATCGACGCCGCCCTCATCGACGCCGGCCCCCAACCCGAATGGATACACGGCGCCAGCCCCGACGCCATCCCCGACGAGCCCGCAGACCTCATCTTCACCTGCCCGCCGTACTTCGACCTGGAGCGGTACAGCGACCACGAGGACGACCTGAGCAACATGACCTGGGCCCAATTCAAGAAGGCCCACGACGCCGTCATCGAGGCCAGCCTCGCCCGCCTCCGGGAGAACCGCTTCGCCGTCTGGGTCATCGCCGACGTACGCGACAAGAAGGGCAACTACCGAGGCCTCGTCGCCGAAACCATCCGCAGCTTCCAACGCCACGGAGCCCACCTCTACAACGACGCCGTCCTCGTCACCCCCACCGGCAGCCTCGCCGTCACCGCCGGCCGCCAATTCCGAGCCAGCCGGAAGCAAGGGAAACAACACCAGAACGTCCTCGTCTTCGGCAAACCCGGCGACGACCCCCTCGGCCAGGCCGTCCACGAGGCATTCACCGAGGCCTGGACCCTCGGCCGCAACCACCAGAACGTCCTCACCTTCGTCAAAGGCGACGGCAAGAAGGCCACCGGCGACCTCGGCGACGTCGCAGTCGATACCCTGCCAGAGCTATGACCGGCCGCCCCACCAAATTCGACCAGCAGACCGCCGACCTCATCGTCACGCTCGTCGAACGAGGCGTACCCCGCCACCGAGCAGCCGCCGCCGCCGGCATCAGCAAGAGCACCCTCCAACTCTGGATCAAGAAGGGCCGCGAGGAGCAGACCGTCGACCCCGACGACCACACCAAGAAACAACTCCAAGCCATCGCCAGCCAGCGGAACATCCACACCCCGAGCGGAGCCACCAAGGCCGACATAGCCGACGCCATCAACGACAACCGCTCCCCCTTTTCGGACTTTTCGGACCGGCTCTACGCAGCAGACTCGCGGTTCTACGCCGCCGCCGTCGCCAAGATGCAGGACGTCGGAGCCGACGACTGGAGGCAATGGCAGGCCAGCATCCACCTCCGCTTTCCCGAGACCCGCCCCGGAGCAGAGGCCGCCGGCCTCACCGAGCCCGAGGACGTCGGCACCGAACACGACGCCCAACGCCAACTCGAGCGAGCCGAGGCCATCCGGGTCAAGATGCTGGGCACAGGGACCGACGGGTGAGCCGCATCGACCACGCCGACGCCTTCCCCTGGCTCGCCGACCAGCAGCCGGGCCCCGTCGTCGTCAGCATCCCCACCGCCACCGAGGTCGGCATGAGCCCCGGCGACTGGGACGCCTGGAGCACCACCGCCGCCGAGGCCTGCCTCGCCGTCGCCACCAACGCCGAACAGCCCGCCGTATTCATCCAGACCGACCGCCTCGCCGACGGCGAATGGCACTCGTGGCCAGCCAAGATCGCCGGCATCACCGGATGGACGTTCATCTGGCACAAGATCGCCCTCACCCGGCCACCAGACCACACCGACCTCCACCGGCCCACCTACCGCCACGTCATCGCCGCCGGCATCGGCCGGCCAGGACGCCGCACCCCCGACGTCTGGTACGACGGCCACCGCCGCTGGGAGAACGGCACCGGCAACATCACCGCCTGGAAGGCCGCCCTCTGGCTCGCCGAGCACAGCACCGGCACCATCCTCAACCCCTTCGCCGGCAGCGGCACCCTCATCGACGCCGCAGAGGCGGAGGGCCGCCACGCCATCGGCTGCGACCTCGACCCCCAATGGGCCCGCCCCCAAACCTGCGGCCACGGCGACACCAGCGACTAGCATCCCAAGGGCAGGAGGCAGCCACGAGAAGGGAAGCACCATGAGCCTCAAAGTCACACTCACCATCACCGTCACCAACCCGGACACCGGCTGGCAGCAGCAGACCAAGGACACCGTCCTCAGCTTCGACCCCGAGGCCACCCCCGCCGACATCGCCGAACGGGCCATGCGGTTCCTCAAAGAGGAGATCGACCACCCCCGCCTCCCCCTCGACACCGAGGACACGAGCGCCCTGAGCGACGAGGAATGGGAAGCCAGCATCGACAGCGACGAGCGGGAGCCCGAGACCGTAGGAGCATGAGCACCGTGACGCCCACCCGCATCGAGGAGACCATGACCGAGGAGGCCTTCCAACGGTGGGTCGTCGACGTCGCACGCCTCTTCAAGTGGCACGTCCACCACACCCGCCCCGCCCGGACCAGGGACGGCCGGTGGATGACGCCCATCCAAGGCGACCGGGGCTACCCCGACCTCACCCTCGCCCGGAACGGCCGGATCATCTTCGCCGAGCTCAAGACCGAGAAGGGCCGGCCGACCGCCGACCAGCAGGAGTGGCTCCGAGCCCTCAAAGGGACCGCAGACGCCGCACCGGGCCTCCCCGAGGTCTACGTTTGGCGGCCGCACGACCGAACGGACATAGAGCGCCTCCTCCGGTGATCCGCCGGGCCCGCATCCACACCCGCCGCCTCTGGCGCCGCCTGTGGGCCCGCTACGACGTCGAACGATGCGCCCACGCCAACTACGCCGGGAGGACGTGGCCGATGTTCTGCGACCGTCCTAAAGGCCACGGCGGACTCCACAAGGACGCCGGCAGCGGCGTCATGTGGGGCCCGAACGCCGGCATCGAACGCAAGGACTGAACCCGATGCCGGCCAGCCCGGAGCAGGTCGCCCGCCTAGAGGCAGACCCCCTCACCTGGAAACTCGCCCTCTTCGAGAAATACCAGACCGCCCACGACGGCGCCATCATCGCCGACGCCCCGCACCACCGCCGCTTCTGGACCTGGCTGTGGGACATTCAACCGGGACGCCGGCCCCGCCCCTTCGTCGGCATCTGGCCACGAGGAGGAGCCAAGAGCACCAACGCCGAAATGGGCGCCATCGCCCTCGGCGCCCCACGCCAGCAGGAGGACGGCAGCCGCCGGCCCACCCGCAACTACGCCTGGTACGTCAGCGAGGTCCAGGACCAGGCCGACGACCACGTCGAGACCGTCGGCGCCATGCTCGAGAGCAGCGAACTCGCCACCTTCTACCCCGACCTCGCCCGCCGAGCCGTCAACAAGTACGGCAGCAGCCGAGGCTGGCGCCGCAACCGCCTGAGGACCGCAGCCGGCTTCACCGTCGACGCCGTAGGCCTCGACACCGCCGCCCGAGGCATCAAGATCGAGGAGGCCCGCCCCGGCCTCATCGTCTTCGACGACATCGACGGCCGCCACGACAGCCAGGCGACCACCGACAAGAAGCGGGAGACCATCACCCAAACCCTCATCCCCGCCGGCAGCGCAGACCGGGCCCTCATGTTCATCCAGAACCTCGTCCACCCCACCAGCATCTTCGCCCAGCTCGCCGACGGCAGCGCCGGCTTCCTCACCCAGGCGCACATCAGCGGCCCCGTCCCCGCCGTCGAGGACCTCACCTACGCCGCCAAGCGGGACCGCATCGTCATCACAAGCGGCACCCCGACCTGGGCCGGCCAGGACCTCGACACCTGCCAGGCGGACATCGACGAGATCGGCATCACCGCATTCCTCCAAGAAGCCCAACACGAAGTCGAGGCGCCACCCGGCGGCATGTTCGACCACCTCGACCTCGCCGCCCTCCGCATCGACTGGGACGACGTGCCGCCCCTCGACCGGGTCGTCGTTTGGGTGGACCCGGCCGTCACCAAGAAAGACCAGAGCGACGCCCACGCCATCCAGGCCGACGGCATCGCCGGCGACACGATCTACCGCCTCCACTCGTGGGAGCAGAGGAGCACACCCCTCGCCGCCATCAAGCGGGCCATCCAGACCGCCGCCCGCTACGGCGCCACCTACGTCGGCGTCGAAACCGACCAGGGAGGAGACACCTGGCGCAGCACCTTCCGCGAGGCCCGCACCGCCGCCGCCGAGGAGGCCACCGGCGACGACCGGGACCGCATCCGCCGCATCCGCTTCGCCGAGGCCAAGGCCGGCCAGGGCCAAGACCCCAAGACCCACCGAGCGAGCATCATGCTCGCCGACTACGAGAAGCCCGGCCGCCGCATCCGCCACGTCACCGGCACCCACCTCGTCCTCGAGAAAGCCCTCGCCCGCTTCCCCAAAACCCACCCCCTCGACCTGGTGGACGCCGGCTACTGGGCGTGGAACGACCTGAGGAACAAGCCCGAGATCGCCGGCTACGCCGCCGACATAGAAGCCGACCTCGCCGACGAGCCCAGCGACCCCTACGCCGCCGACCGGGTCTCCCGCATCTGGTAGGAAACCGCCCCAAACCCCTTGACACCAGGCCGGGGCCCCGGCATAGTAGAGGGTATGAGAGACACCAACCTGCGCTTCACCCTGACCACCGAACACGGCACCTGGGAAGTCGAGCAAGTCAAGCCCGCCGACCCGACCGCCACCCACTGCGAGCTTTGCGGCCGGCCCAACCCCGGCAACAACGACGGCTACACCGCCTGCTGCGACGAGCTTTTCTGCGACGGCGGCACCTGCGTCTGGCTCAAGAGCACAGACCGGAACGGCCACACCAGCACCGAGCACCACCGGAGCCGAGCCGAGGCCATCGACCAGAACACCCCAACCGCCTACCGCGCCGAGACCGACCCCTGCGAGAAGGGCACACCCGGATGCAGCGTCCGCCACAGCGCCATCAGCATCGAGACCAACTGCCAGACCTGGTAGGAGCCGAACCGCATGACGACCTTCACACCAAGAGACACCACCACCGAGGAACTGCGGAAGCACCTCGCCGGCTACGAGCAGGAACTCGAAACCGGCCTCAGCAAGCAGGCCCGGACAGCGACCCGCATCAAGGCGCAGGCCATCCGCATCGTCCTCCAAGAACGAGGAGCAGCCGAATGAGGAGCACCTACCAAGGCCGAGCCAACGCAGCGAAGGCCTACGCCAAGATCAGCGGCCACCACGGCCACGTCGGAGGCTGGATCTTCGGCCCCACCGGCGGCCGCACCGGACGCCAGGGCTGGAGCGAATTCGGGAAGGCCCTCAACCTCGCCGGCCACATCACCAGCACCGACGAGAAGGCCCTCGACTGGATCATCACGGAGCGAGGCAGGGCCCACGCCGAACGCCTCGCCGAGAAGTACGCCGGCCAGGAATGCCGCCACCCCGGACACCGGAGCACGCCATGAGCGCCAGCAGGCCCCGAGCGATCCGGAAGCGCCTCACCCTCACCCTCACCCACGCCCAATACCGACAGCTCGCCGGCGCCGTCGACCGAGCCAGCCAGGAGCTCGCAGAGGACGGCCGAGGAGGCGAAGCTGCCACACTGGAGCGGGCCTGGGACCGCCTCCGCGACGCCTGGCACGAAGGACCTCGACAATGAGCGACCACCTCCACGACGAGCCCGAGAACACGACCAGCGGCGAAACCGGCTGGGCCGTCTACCGCGACGGCACCCAGCGCAGCCCGAGCGGCATGACCTACGGCGAGGCCTTCGCCTGGCTTCTCCGAGCCCAGGGCCAGAGCGTCCACCACGCCACCACCCACGAGGGCTGGGAACTCCGGGAGCAGCCCTACTGCCAGCCGCACGACATCTACGACTGCCCCTTCGCCCACGGCTAAGAAACCGCACCAAACCCCTTGACACCCGAGGGTGGAGGCGGCATAGTTGACCGTATGAGAGACACCACACCAACGACCACCACGGTCACCTACCGCACCATCTACATGCCGGCCAACGCCGAGCCCCGCACCAAGACCTTCAAAGACCTGGGCCCGAGGATCGACAGCCTCACCCTCGCCCGCAACTGGATGCAGCGGAACGGCATCGTCGCCATCACCATCGACACGACAGCAGCAGCCGAATGAGCGACCGCACCGCAGCAGCCAAGGCCAGGGTTGCCCAGGCATGGGCCGACCTCGGCGACGACGACACACCCGACTGGCGCACCGCCAAGCCATGGCGAGGCCAGGCAGGCTGGGGCGTCGGCATCGACCACACCGGAGCCTTCTGGACCAACATGGGCAGAGGCTGGTACGGCCCCTACGAGACCGAGGCAGAGGCGCAGGCCCTCCTCGACGCCGAGACAGCCGAATGAGCGACCACGAGAAGGGAAGCAACATGACCAACCTGAACCACATCCCCGACGAGGACCTCGACCTCCTCGCCGAGCAGGCAGGCGAAATCCTCGCCGAGCAGGCCTCCGGCTTCGGCTACCCCGAGGCCACCGTCCGCCGGGCCCGCCAGTGGATCGCCGAGCGGAACCGCCGAGCCTTCGCCGGCCTCGAGACCACCGAGGCCTGCCGGCAGGGAAGGGCCCGCCGATGAGCCGCCCACGCCGAGCCGGCAGCGTCCGCTTCGACCCCTACTGGAAAGTCCAATGGTGGGACAAGACCAGCCTCACCTGGCGCGACATTCAGCGCAGCCACCACACCAGGGAGGCCGCCATCGACGCCGCCGTCGCCCACCACCTCGCCAACGGCCAGCCCGGCGTCCGCCTCATGCGGATCACCGAGACCGGCCGAGCACCCGAACCCATGAAAATCACGCCCCTCCCACCGGAGGCGGCAGCCTGGCTCAGAGAAGGGAGCACAGAATGACCGGACCACGAGCACGAGAACTAGCCCACCACTGGGAGGAGGCCCGCCGAGGAGAGACCAACTTCACCGCCGGCCTATTCCGCCTCCTCGCCAAGGCCGACCCGGAGAACCGGGAGCGCATCCGGGCCGGCTTCCCCGAGGAGGTCGCCTGGCTCGAAACCTGGCACGCCATCCCCAACGGCGAGGAGTGGATACAGGACCACCTCGACGGCCGCCTAGACCACAACGCCTACGAGGCCTTCGCCGCAGCGGCGACGACCCGAGTCCACGAGCACCAGCGATGAGCGACCAGCGACACTGGATCATGAACCCCCGAGGACACCGCGCCTTCGCCAACGAGATGAACCCCCACCAGACCGGCGACACCGTCGACACCCCCATGGGCGAGGCCGTCTTCCTCAAGCTGCCCGACCCGCAGGGAGGAGCCTGGTACTGCGACATCTGCAGCAGCCAGATCCTCACCGCCTGGGGCGACGAGCCGATGCCCGTGCCGGCCGACGGCAGCTACGCCCTCTGCGGCCCCTGCCGGGAGCGGATCGAGCAGGGCCCGAGGTTCAGCGACCGCACCGGCGAACCCATCCCCAACACCCAGGCGGGCCCCTGGCCGCCCGCCGGCTGCAACTGCCCGCCATGCCAGAACACCACCCAGGCGTGGGGCCGGCAGCTCGTCAACGCCTACCACCTCACCCCCTAGGAAACTGCCGCAACCCCCTTGACACCCGAGGAGGGTTGCGGCAATGTTGGAGCCATGAGAGACACCGACATCAAGGCCTACCACCTGGACCCCGACAAGGACGGCGCCAGCTTCGACGACCCGAAATACGACCCCGAGAACGCCGAGGCCCTCGCCGCCGAACGGCAGGCCGACCTCGACGCCAAGCGGGAACTGGCCGCCTGGCTCAACCAGCAGAACTGGAGCGAATTCGCCAAGAGCCTCGCCGAGCAGTTCTACCGCAAGGGCATGGCCGCCGACAGCCTGAGCCCAAAACAGTGGGCCGCCGCCGAGAGCATGAAGGCGAAATGCGACGCCAAGGCCGCCGAGCGGGCCGCCCGCAAGGAAGCCGAGGCGAGCCGCCCCGAGACCGGCATCGACCTGCGGACCATCCCCAGCGGCTACTACGCCGTCCCCGACGGCGACACCCGCCTCAAGGTCCGGGTCAACCACGTCGACAAGGGCCGGTGGGCCGGCTACACCTTCGTCGACGACGGAGCCGAATACGGCAACCGCCGCAACTACGGCCGCCAAGCCCCCGACGGCACCTACCAAGGAGACATCGCAGACGCCCTCAAGGCCATCGTCGCCGACCCGACAGCAGCAGCAGCCCGCTACGGCCACATCACCGGACGCTGCGGCATCTGCAACCGCCAGCTCGAGGACGAGGCCAGCGTGGCGAGGGGAATCGGCCCCATCTGCGCCAAGAACCTCTAGCCTTCCCCACCAGCGGAGCGGAGCGGAGGCGACAGCGCCCCGGCCAGCGGAGACCCCGCAGCCGGGGCGCCTTCCGTTGTAGGCTGGGCCCCGATGAGCAGACTCACCGACGGCCTCGCCAACCTCCTCGGCGTCCAACCGACGAGCCCCACCATCATCAACCACATCGAGGAGGCGGCCCCGAGGGTCGACCCCGACGACCACCTCTACCGCATCACCGGCCACGGCCTCCGAGACCTCACCGGCGCCACCCTCCGCCGAGCGCAGGACATCAGCGTGGACCTCTACCGCAAGAACGCCCTCGCCAACCGCATCGTGAAGATCTACACGACCTTCATGGCCGGCGACGGGTTCGCCCTCAGCGCCGACAACCCCGACGTCCAGGCCACCATCGAGGAGTTCTGGTACGCCGAGCGGAACGAGATGGACCTCAACCACCGCCGCTTTGCCCGAGACTGGCTGCTTTACGGCGAAGGCTTCCACCCGGTCGCCACCGACGAGGCCGGCAACACCACCATCGGCTTCATCGACCCCCAGCAGGTCGACAAGATCACCGCCAGCAAGATGAACCAGCTTGTCCTGGAGACCGTCCACCTCCACGCCACCGAGGAGCAGAGACCCCTCCAGATCGTCAGCCGGCAGACCGACCCCGCCCTAGAGGACCTTGGCCTCCTCACCGGCGACACGTTCGCCTGGCTCTACGACCGGATCGGAGCGAGCACCCGAGGCACCCCATTTCTCCTCCCCCTTCTGGACTGGCTCGACGCCTACGACCAGACCCTCTGGGAGTTGATCGAACGGATGAAGGCGGTCCGAGCCTTCTTCTGGGACGTCGGCGTGGAGGGCGGAGCCGAGGAGGTCGAACAGGCCAAGGCCATCTGGGGCACGACAGCCCCGAGGAGCGGCAGCGTACGGTTCCGCAGCAACGCCATGGAGGTAGACGCCACCCAGCCGAGCATCGGCGCCTACGAGGACGTGGCAGGCGCCAGGTTCATCCTCCGCCTCATCGCCACCGGCGCCGGCCTCGCACCCCACTGGCTGGGCGACCCGGAGGACGCCAACCGGAGCACCGCCGAGCAGATGGACGTCCCCGTCCTCCGAGCCCTCGCCGACACCCAGGCCGTCTGGAAGGCGCAGATGGAGGAGGCCCTCCGCTTCACCGTCGACCGGAAGGTCGCCGCCGGGATGCTGCCCGCCGTCGTCGAACGCTACGACGAGCAGGGCAACCCGACCGGAGACATGGTGCCGGCCGGCGACACCGTCGAAGTCATCACGCCCGCCCTCACCGACGACGAGATCGAGGCGGCCGCAGCGAGCATCGCCGCCGTCGCCGGAGCCTTCGCCCAACTCGACATGCTCGACCTGGCCGACCGCGACGCCATGCGGT